AACTATTAGATATGTCCTCTCCACTTAAACTATCTACTAAGATAGAGACAGACTCTAAAGCTGTAAGCATTAAAGCTATGGGGCGAATAATTGCTGCAACACGCAACATCAGAACACTTAAACTCGTCCAAGCTGCATGAGCATATAAGGCAGCATTACCGAAAGCCACCCAAGTAGAGGTGAACAGAAAAGTCATACCAATAACTGCTGCGGCGATAGTGGTAGCAAACAACGTGTTAAAGGTTAATACTGCTTCTGTGAGGAATAGGTACAGGTTTTTAATACTGTGCATCAACCCCTTAATAGCTTTAGCAGCCATTGGGACAGCTTCACTACCAATAGTAAACATTACAGCTAATAGATGGTCTAAGCCGCCTTTCATAACAATAACACTAAACTCTTTCAGGCTGTTATTAAACCTGATTTGAGCTACTTGGCTGTTCTTCAAAGCTTCTTCGTAAGCTCCACCAGTATTGGCAATCTCTGTTAATTTCTTAGCAACTTCGGGTAACATTTTAGACGGGTCTAACAGCCCTCTTTTCATTACATCATCAAACGATGTAAACTTGCTTCCCATCTGTTCTTTAGCTACTTCTGTTAACAGTTTGATAAACGGTGTTACACGTTGACCCATCTGTAACCGAGCTTCCTGTGCTTGAATCTTGTCTTTACCAAACATCTGTTGAATAGCTAAGTTAGCTAATCGTTGGTCGTCGGTTGTCATGTGTACGGCGGTGTAGTATTTGTTAAAGCCTTTGAACATCTCTTGCATTGCTTCGGGAGACATTTTCTCTTTAGCTGTAACAACAATGTTAGCGAAAGCATTACCTGTAGTGATAAGGTCTAAACCCATCTCTTGTGACATATCACGAACAAACTTCATGTTTCTAGCAAATTCATAAGATGAGCCGCTAACAGCTTTCATCTTTAATTCCATTGCCATCACTTCACGACCTGCTGTGATAAGCTCACGGAAAGCATAGCCACCGCCAAGCATACCACCAATACCCATACCCATTGGAAGCATAGGTTTTAGGAAGGACATAATACCTGCACCAGCAAGCATACCGCCCATTCCTCCACCACCTGCGCCACTTGGAGGATGAGGTGCGCCACCACCTGCGCCAGAACCACCATTAGCACCACCTCTAAAGCCTCCGCCTACTCGCGGCAAAGGAGAACCAGCAGCACCTCTTAAACGCTCTAATAGGAGGACTACAGGAAGCAATGCGTGTGCGTAACTGTTGAGGGCTACGATGTTTGATTTGAGTCGTTTCTCAAAGTTTGATAGTTTGATTTGTGATTTAGATGCTTCTTGTGCTACTTGATGAAGGACACCATTAGAGGCGTTCATTACTTTTACATAAGCTCTAGCTGCGGCTGCGATTGACTTGCGCCAAGATGCCATCGACTTAGCATCAAACTTACCCTGCATCGACTCAAAGGATTTCAACATTCCTTTTAAAGATGTAGCTGTTTTAGAGATGATAGCTAAAGTTAGAGCCATCTCTTTTTTCACTAACTCCATTTCACCGCGAAAAGCTGTTAACCCCGTAGAATTAACATGGAAGCCCATTTCTGCATAAAATGATGCAATAGCTGACATTAGCCTCTCCTTAAATTATGAAAGGCTAATTGCCTATTTGTTAGTCCGTTATTTCTACTCGGTAACTCATCAAAGCTTGATAAGCTCTTTGGTCTAGTTGGTGTTTGAACTGTTCGGCTATTTGTTTTATTAAAGCTTCTTTATAAGTTTTGTATGCTAAGAAAGCCTCGTTTTGGCAGTTAAAATACCCCCAACCATTCTAACTTACCAACCCCATTATTACAATTAACTGTAAATTTGTTTTTGGAGGTTTCAAAATGAACGCCTAACGGGTGTGAGCCTCTTTTAGATTCTCGTTTGGTCAGGAGGCAATTTATAGCTAATGGCACAAATACACAGGTGTCCTCGCTATAAAATTTATTCCCCTTAATTAGCAAGTCTTTGTCTAAATGCCAATATCGACCTTTCTCGTCCCTGCTACCGAAGCCCACCTGCTTGTGACACCACTCGTAGAAGAAGGTATAACTCTTGAAGTTTTCGGAGCAACTGACACCTATATAGGTTGGATGGGCAGCTTGCACGTTTTGTGAACACCTCCCAAGCATACTACCCCACAAGTCATATTCTTTCAGAATCTTTTTACCATCCCATGTCGGGTATGTCATACCTTTAGTACCAATGCCCTTAACAAGTTTACTTGAATTGTACATAACACTCTCCACAATTAAAAGTGGATTATAACACATCCATTATTCAACTAGAAGGGTTATTTACTATTTTTTGCTTGTTCTTGTGCATCTACTCTTAAAGCGTCTTGTAAATCTAAAATCTCAAGCATATCGTACACATCTTTCAACCCGTACACTGTTTTCAATTCGTGCAGAGTAGCCAATTTCGTTTCATGTGTTAGTATTCTGAATATCTCTACAGGTTGGCTAAAGTCTTGTTCTATTTGTTTTGCTAAATTACTTGATAGTCTACTAGGTTCACTGTTTAGCTTTGGTTTGAACCTAGTTCGGTAAAAACTGATAAGTAATTCAACTTAATAGTTTCAAGAAGCAGTTTATACAGTGTACCCATATTACCACTGAACTCATTGTCAAACTGAATAGCCATGCTACCCTTAGTTACACTACAAGCAATCAAATCTTTAGCTAACTTAGCGATGTTTACTTTGTCGAGATCTTCAATAAACGTCATCATAATTTTCTTTAGAATCTCACCTTCAAGCTTTGCTTGTGCCTCTGGTGTGACTGCTGCATCGCCTGCCGCGTCAAAGAATGCGATAACGCTTCTACCGATTAGCTTCATCACTACAGGCTGTAGTTCTAAACACTTTGTTGCTACAATGGTGTTAACAACGTACTCTACACCTTTGATGTCAACACGGTTCTGTTCAATATTCATAATTCCCTCTCTCTGTTATTCTAAACGATTAAATCGGTCACACCGCCAACTGCTGTGGGGCTAACACGAAATGTCCAAACTCTATTCACTAAATCTTCTTGTTGTTCTAAATCCGAAGCTGTTTCTATATAACCTACACTTCGCAAATGAACAACTCCGCCACTACCTAATATCAATATATCAACAAAAGAGTCTACTGCGCTCTCTGAGGCATTAGCCAATTGTTGTAAATAAACATTCGTAATGGATGTTTGTAATAATGTCACTGTTACAGTGAATGGCTTGCGCCTTGTTCTTATTCTTGTAGAGTAGGCTTCACTAATACCGTTAATGGTTTTAGAAATAGCGTCTCCACGTTTTGTATTTATACTAACAACACCTTGACAAGTATGCCCTGCAATTGTTATTGAGTTTTGGGATGGGTCGTATACGGTGAGACTCATATCAACCCTCCAATAATTCCTGTCACACCTTCTGCTATAGCACCAATACCTGCTAGTTCGGCTAGAATATCATTCTCTCCATTACCAGCGATTGAGTTGGTAGCGTTAAGACATTTGATTGTCCATACACGAGACTCCATTCCTGCACTGTAAACTACATCAGGTTCGGTATCTAACCAAACGTCAGCCGCAAAGAATACGCTATTCCCTGACCCATCTCTAATAATGAAAGGTAGTTTAGAAATAACATTACTGACAACAGTTTTAATTCCTGATAGGCTACTAAGGCCACTAAATGGGGAAGTGCTATCAAGCTTTGTTAGTGACTTCATCATTAGCTTTTGTAAGCTGTGTAAGAATTGGTTTGAGTCGCTAGTCTGGGCAAGTGTTAGTGTTACTGTGTATGTTGAGAAGCGTTGCATAGACAAGGCCACTTTGCCGTCCATGCTTCTCTGGTGAGAGAATAGTGGAGTCTCACGTTTTATTGAGATAAAGCTGCCATCGGTGAAGCCTGTAATATGCTTCAATCCGTAAATGACGCTTACATCACTAGGGCTGTATGTAGATACGGTCAATTAGCCTCTCCTTATTAGTTGAGGCTAACGCCTACTTTAGTCTGTTATTTCTACGGTGTAGTTTAGTAGAGCTTGATATGCGCGAGGGTCGATAAGGTCTTTGTAATCGTCAGTTACTTGTTTAATTAGAGCTTCTTTATTGAATTTGTAGGCTTGGAAAGCCTCTTGTGCCGTATTGAAACGACCTAAGTTTTTCTGTTTTCCGCAGTATTCAACATATCTAGACATAAATTTAGAGTTTGCCTCGTCCCAACTAACACCAATAGGGTGTTCTCCTCTTACAGCATCACCCTTAACAAGCAACAAATTCAATCTTTCTGGCACAAACACACAGGTATCTTCTGAGTAAATTTTATTTCCTTTGACAAGTAAATCTTTATCCAAACACCAACTTCTGTTTTTGTTGTCTCTGTTGCTAAAACCTATCTGTTGATTACACCATTCGTAGAAATAAGCATAAGACTTAAAGTTTTCGGAGCAAGCTACGCCAGTATAGGTTGGGTGCTTCTTCCAATACTTTTCTGTACAACGAAGAAGCATATCTTGCCACAGTTTATATTCTTTTAATTGTTTTCCACCGACTTGCGTTGGACATTCACCACTATTAGTTCCAATTCCGCAAACAAGCACGCCACTAATCTTTCTACGCATAATTAACCTCCAACACAAAACTGTATGTTACTACAATAATATGTTGGAGTCAACTACTTATCATGCAATCCAATCTGCCGCAACCGTACCACCTAAAGCTTCAATTGTAGCCACATCTTCTGCTGATACTTTACCATTACCACCAATGATGCTTGTCATTTCAGCCGCTTGAATCTGCCATTCACGACCCTGCATACCACTTCCGAAGGCACTGTTCGGCACAACACCGACCCATGCTTCTAGGCTATGATATACTGACCTTCCACTCGCATCTTTAACAGTGATAGAGAACAGACCACTACTATTCCTAGCAGCGGCATCATTTCTTTGGAGTAAGTCCAAGACATCGTTGCTTACAGAAGTCTGTGCAAGACTCAGTGTAATCATACCGCTTTTATCTGACTTATAGACGCGGCTAGTTTTATTATCAATACCAACGTGCTTTTCATAGCTATCGCTGCCACGCTCTACAGTGATATTACTATCCTCCATATAACCTGAAACAACGTGTGTGAAACCTGCTTGACTGATGACCACAGTTACATCAATAGGAGATAGCGTAGCCACTCTTGAAGTTGTCATATTCTATTCTCCTTAAGCAAACACAGTGCCAGAAATTGTTGTAGCACGAATAGCACCCGCCAATCTTGCCGTAAATGTTACATCAGGTAATGTACGAGTAGCACGTTGAGCAGAACTCAAGTTCAATACATTAGGCACTGTAACAACTGGTGCGGGGTCTGCTGCCAAACCGCCTACTTGAATACCCTCAGCCATAACCGAACGCATACTACCTTCAATAGCTGCTGCACCAGCAGACGTATAGCCAATCTTACGGGTGTTAACTAACAAAGCCCACACACTTTCTTGGATACGGGATTTCAACCAATCTACAAAGATTGACTCATCAATCCAGCCGCCATCAGCGCATTTGCCACCGATAACGACATCAACACTACCCACATTCTCGTAAGTAGCACCATTCTTACCGTGAATGTAACTAATCTCATCGGGTGTTAATGTATCAACTGTTAGGCCAACAATGGTTTTCTGTTCCCAAATGTTGCTACCAGCTTGTTCAGGTGCAAAGCGACCAACCAAACCACATTCAGCGAATGAAGTAGCCATGCCGCTATAAATGTAAGCTGTATGTGTATAGCTTAATGCTTTAACTAAACTGAAAATGTCAGTAGTAGCGGAGGTTTTAATATCACTAGCTGCACTAGAGAACACATAGAACTTAGGTGATGTAGCTTTGATACCTTCAATATAAGCTGCAACAGCTAATACAGTAGCAT